CCAGAGCCCGCGTCCGACGATTTTGTTATTATGACGGCGGCAGATCGGAAGCAGCTCGCGACGACGACGCATCGCTATGATGCGGCCGGCCAGTCCAATAGCGTCGGACGCTCCAATTCGATTACCGTTCAGTTGGACGTGTATGGGCCAGGATCGACCGACAATGCGCAGGTCATCGCCACGCTATTCCGCGATCAATATGGCTGCGATGCGCTCGGCCCCAATGTTCAGCCGCTCTACTGCGATGATGGCCGGCAGATGCCGTTGATCAACGGCGAGATGCAGTATCAGGACCGATGGACCCTGATGGCGACGATGCAAGCCAACCCCGCAATCTCGACACCCGCCCAATTCACGCGTAATGTGTCGATAACGCCCGTGGAGCTTGCCTGATGTCCATTCCCGCTTCGGCGATCGTCAATGTAACGCCTGGCGTCATCGGCGTTGGAGGTTCGGCGCTCGACCTTCTCGGCCTATTCCTGACGAATAGCACTCGCGTTCCGATTGGCTCGGTTCAGCGTTTCACCACGTCTGCACAGGTAGCGGCATTTTTCGGCGCGACCTCGACCGAGGCCGGGATCGCTGCAATTTATTTCGCCGGCTACGATAATTCCACCGTCAAGCCGGCTGCCATCCTGTTTGCTCAATACGCATCCGGGGCGGTAGCCGCCTATCTTCGATCCGCCCCGATGGCGATCACGCTGGCGCAGCTTCAGGCCCTATCGGGTGTGCTGACGATCAACGTCAATGGTGCGGCAACCACGTCGAGCAACATCAACCTCGCCACCGCATCCAGCTTCAGCAACGCCGCTGCAATTATTCAGGCCGCCTTCACCGTGCCCGGCTTTACGGTCGCGTATGACAGTACCCTTCAGGCATTCACCTTCACCAATGCGACTACGGGTGTGGCGTCGACCATCGGCTTTGCGTCCGGTACTCTCGCCGCCCCGCTGTCGCTGACGCAGGCTACTGGTGCAGTCGTCAGCCAAGGTGCAGCACCATTCGTGCCGGGGGCGGCTATGGATGCGGCGGTGGCCGTCAACTCCAATTTCGCATCGTTCACGACGACGTTCCAGCCTTCGCCGGCCGACATGCTTTCGTTCGCACAATGGACGAGCAATCAGACCTCGCGGTTTTTCTACTTCGCGTGGGAACAGAATACGACGGCTACGGCCAGTCCCGACACGTCATCGCTCGGCTATCAGGTGCGGCAGGCAAACTACGCCGGCACGGTCAACATTTATGATCCAAACAATCCCGCGTTGCTGGCGGCCTTTGGTATGGGGTCAATCGCGTCGCTCGATTTCTCGCGCACCAACGGCCGGGCCACCCTCGCCTTTCGCTCCAACTCCGCGGCGCTATTTGCTGGCGTAACCAGCTTGCCGATTGCGCAGGCCCTTCAGGCGAACGGCTACAATTTCTACGGCGGCTATGCGACTGCCAACGCACCGTTCAACCTTTTCTATCCAGGGCAGGTTTCGGGACCGTTCGCATGGATTGACAGCATGGCGAACGAAATCTGGATGAACGCTGGTTTCCAGCTTGCGCTTATGCAGCTTCTCACGACGACGGGCAGCATTCCCTATAATGCGGATGGCTATGCCATGGTCGAGGCGGCGATGCTGTCACAAATCAACCTTGCCGTGTCGTATGGGGCGATCAGGGCAGGCGTGGCGCTGAACGCGCAGCAAATCGCGCAGGCCCAGGCTCTCGTTGGCTCCGACGTGTCCAGCGCGCTCCAGCAACAGGGCTACTACGTCAAGGTCATCCCCGCCACCGCCGCCACCCGCGCCGCCCGAGGCCCCATTCAAGGATACGTCCTGTACTGTGACGGTCAGAGCATTCAGGCGATCAACCTCAACTCTCTCTTGGTGGCATAGACCATGGCGAACAACCGCAAGATCACGGCCGCCAACTCGATCGTCATCATTTCGTGCGACGCGCTCGGAATGCATCGCCTTCAAGGTTTTTCGGCCGACGCGATCACGGAAACCGATGGCGTCGCCCCGGTTGAAACGATGCAGGGTATCGACGGGCGGCTGTCCGCTGGATGGGTGCCCGTACCGATCGTTCAGAACATTACGCTGATGGCAGATAGCGACTCCAACGACTACATGGACAACCTTGCCGGCTATCAAGAGCAAAATCGTGAGACGGTTATCTTGACCGGCTCGCTGGTGCTGCCGGCGATCGGCAAGAAGTACGCCATGAAGCGTGGCTTCCTAACCAATTACCCCAAGTTTCCTTCAGTGGCGCGCGTTCTTCAGCCTCGTCGCTTTCAGATCACTTGGGAACGTGTTACGCCCTCCCCCAGCTAATAGGGACAGGCGATGCGCAAAACCAAGGTCATCATCATGCCGGGCCAGCCTAACGGCACGGACAACCGCGATGGCGGCAAGCGCTTCCAGATCACCGAAATGCCGGCCAGGCAGGCTGAGGAATGGGTCATCAAGGCATTCCTCGCTATTTCGTCATCGGGCGTCGATATTTCGGACGAGGCCCACGAGGCTGGGGCGGCTGGCGTCATTTCGGAAGGCATGGCGGGGTTTCTGCGCATGAAGCCGGAGCAGGCCATGCCGTTGCTGGATGACATGATGCAATGCGTCGAAATCTGGGACGAGACGCATAAGGGCTATCGCGGCCTGTTTCAGGACGACGATGTGGAAGAGATCGCCACTCGCTTCAAGCTGCGCGCGGAGGTTGTGGAGTTGCACACGGGTTTTCCCGTAGCCGCCGCCCTGTCGACATTGGGAGCGGCGGCGAAGCGGTCCATGGTCTCACCAGCTATGCCAATGTCCCCATCTACGTCGGAACCGTCGTCAGCAGCGGGCTAGCGACCTACCATGAGTTGGGCACCATCTACGGGCTTCAGGATATGTACGACCTGTTAGAGATCGCCCAGGTTGACGCTCACAATCAGCGAGTGATGCGCGACCATGGCTAATGTGATCGATAGCTTAGTCGTCACTCTTGGCCTTGACGGATCGGGGTTTTTTCGTGGCGCCAAGCAGGCCACCGACGCGTCGGGCAAGCTGCGCGAGAACATCGTCAGCGACAACAAGCGCCAGCAGGAATCGTCCAAGGCGTTCACCGATGGCCTGCGTAGCGTAAAAACGGAAGCGCTTGGCCTCTTGCTCGTGCTGGGCGGCGCTGCGACGATCAAGGGCTTTGTCGGCAACATCATCGCTGGCGATGCGGCGACCGGCCGGCTAGCCAACAATCTCGGCATTGCTACCGACAAGCTATCCGCGTGGGAGCAGGCCGTAACCCGTGTAGGCGGGTCGAAGGGCGACATTGACGGATCGCTGTCGTCGCTGTCGAGTATCTACCAAAATTACCAGTTACGCGGCGACCTGTCGAAAAGTGGCGACCTTGCCGGCCTTGGCCTGTCGATCAAGGATCTAGACGACCCCACGCAGGCACTTCTCAAGCTGGCCGATGCGAGCAAGCGCTTTAGCCCGCGCGAGTTCAACAGCCGCGCATCGGCGCTCGGCATTGACCAGAATACAATTAACCTTTTGGAAAAAGGGCGCGGCGCAGTTGAGCGCTACGTGGATGAGGCGCGCGAGAACGGTGCCGTCACGGCTAAGGATGCCGAGGCCGCCGAAGAATTGCAAAGTGCACTCGCCAAGCTGACCGGCCAGATACAGGGCGCAGCGCGGCCGGAATTGACGCACCTCGTTGAGGGCTTGCTCGCCTTCAACGATCAAACTCACGCCGCCAACCTCGCCGTGCCGGTTATGGAAGGGTTGATCGCGGCGATCGGAATTTCTGCTGCCGCATCTTATGCTCCGGTCATTGCTCTCGGAGCCGCAATTGCAGCCGTTGTGGCCGGTCTCAACAAGCTGGCCTCGGTCCCCAAAACGCGCAGCTTTCTGGATCGCGTTGAGGCCCCCATGCGAAACGTTCTCGGGCCGAAATGGGGCTGGCTATTTAAGCCAATAGGCGGACAGCCAGAAAACGCTCCGCAAGGGGCGGCGGGTAAAGGCGAAAATCCATCCGCATCAACCGGCGCGGGCGGCAATTACCAAGCATTCTTTCGGTCCAACGGGTTCACGTCCTCGCAGGCGCAAGGGATCGACGCTGGTATCCACGCAGAAGGCGGCGGCTTGGGGTTTGCTCGCAATGGCGCTTTCGGCCTCGGGCAATGGCGAGGTGCGCGTCTCAAGCGGTTGTTCGCCCGCTACGGCCGCCATCCCTCCATGCAGCAACAGCTTGAATTTCTCGCGTGGGAGTTGAAGGGCGGCGATCCCGGTGGCGCATCGGTACGATCGGCTACGTCCGCTCAAGGCGCGCTTAGCGCTTATGTCGGAGGTTATGATTGGGGCTTCATGCGCCCTGGCGCCGGCCGTGCTGGCGATCTTCGTCGGGGCATGGCCTATCTTGGCGGGAACCCTCGGGCCATGGCC